CCAACGTTATAACAGGCTGGTCAGTGAATCACAAGTTATAAACAAGCAGTTTGAATCTAGACATTTGTTCATGACAGTTAGATCAGTTCAGCTCTTCCATGAAGCTAGAAGCTTGACTGAACTTAAAATCAACAGTGCTCTAAAAGACCTGGTGCTTGCAACTGACTTCTCTACTATCAAAACTGGCATATACACACCTAGTCCACTGTCTGTCATAATAGGGTTTATGGTCTCACTTCTAAAGTTGCCTGTATCAATGAATGAAACTGTGAATGAAGCAATTAAGAGAGTATACAATTTGTCCACTGTCATGTGGTCTTTAACCATATCAGAAGTCATGAACAACAGAGGCTCAGTGTCCACTCATGATCATTATGTCACCAATTATGATGAAAAGGGGAAAGGACCAAAGAAAGAGATTAGTAGTCAAAATGACAAATGCTACAACACATTGCTGAAGCTTGCATTAGATTACATAGATGATAAACCGCCACCTTTGATGCCTACAGAGCCTGTCAAAGACTACAACAAACATGATCTCACAGCTAATGATTACAGCAAACTGATTACTGTGTCAGACAATCTGGCTCCTTTGCTTTTGTACATAATCGACATACAACCTCAGTTTGTCTCAAAGATGGTTCACAAAGATCAAGTGGGAATACGTGAAATAGCTGTGATGAATTCTTATGCCAGAGTAGGGTGTTTCTTTATTGAAGAATTATCAAGAAAAGTTAGAGATTCAGAACATTACCACGGTGACAGAACTAACTTGATAGAAGTTGAAAATAAAGATGACATAGTTTCCACATCTTACAATCAGTCTAGATACGGTGAGCGTGACACTAGAGATGTTCTTTATGACAGTGCTGATTGTTCAAAATGGGGCCCATCTATGAACCCACACCTTATGTATCTGGTTCTGTCTCTCAGAATGGACAACGATAATCATGATTCAATTTTGTACTCTTTGATTTCCATGTTTTCAAACAAAATATTCAAGGTGCCTGATTGGTTTTACAAGCATTTGGATCAAATGAATGCAGATTCACAGACTAATTCAGTTTTGACTGCTGCACATAATTTGAGAACAATGACTCCACAATTGGGCAACCTTTCATTGCAATACATAAATGTGCCAGAAGGAATGCATCAAGGAATATTAGGTTGTACGAGCAGCGCACTGGCAGCAGATTGCATGAGGTTGTCTATATCTGTCAGCAAGAGCATGAACAAATTCATACAATATGATGGCTTTGTCACATCTGACGACCAAGCTAGGGTAATGGTTACAAATGCCACTCAGAATGAAGAGGAAT